GAAGGTTGGACGGCTTGTTCAGCATTGGTGTAGGAGGTCACGTTAATCCGATCGATGGGTTTGGTTGGAAGGCAATCATAAACGGAATGAAAAGAGAACTATACGAAGAACTGCGGATCGAGCCGAAGGATTACACAGTCCTCCCAAAGATGATTCTCTTGAACGGCAACGTGGTAGATAGTGTCCATGCAGGGGTTGTGTTCTTGGTGCAGACTTACACCGGGGATCTTACGCGTACAGATGAGATCGGGCATTGGTGGTGGCGGACGGGAGCGGGCCTCAGACTCCACGCAAAGAATCACCAGCTCGAAACATGGTCTGTAGCTACATTAGAGATGATCGAAGGTGATCGGACATGAAAAAGTGGCGCGTTGAGTATGAAATCCGATGCGGAAAAGAGGTCATCGAGAGTGGTTGGGTAGAGAAAATGGCAGAGACGCAAGCCACAGCCTCAAAGAAGACCATACAGGATATGATGAGGGTGACAGACGGACGGATCAATGTGATCAGCGTAGAGCCTGCGGAGGAAACGGATGCGTGAAATAGTTCAAGATGTGGTTAATTTTGGAGATCGGATCATTCAACGGCTCAAGACATCTGCAAGGGTTTCCTCATACTCTCCGAAGACCCATGAAACATTGCGGAGCCTGACAGCTGAAGCAACAAGGAACATCAACAGGATCATCGATGTGCTGCTGGCATTGGATGTTGAGGAACGCAAGGATGAGCCGGAATTGCCAAAAAATAGGACAATGGAGACGGATGATTTGGCGATTGTGCAACGGGTACATGAGTTGATGGATCGGTATTTCGATGAGACATTTGTGGACGGAGTGAGCATCCAATCGGTTGCGGTCGCCAAAGGAGTTAATCCGGAGAACGCGCGGAGCGCTAACAGACAAAGAAAGAAACTCGATCTGAATATCGCAAGGATGAATTATTTATTTATGGCTGCCAGACTTTTCGATTGGCGGTTGGAGTTGATCGACAACGAAAACGGGGAAGTGGTCTTTGATTCTCACGAACTGGAGAAAACCGAGAATCCTGGAGTAGATATGTCGTTCGCCTTTGAGGCGGTTTTACGCAATGGTATCACGCCGGTGGTCAGGCGTTATGGGAGTATATACGACGCTGCGGATGACATCGATCTTCTGAGACCAGTTCTTTTGAGGTTGCTGCAGGGAGCTGTAAACGGGGTTATACATTGGTCGACGGTTTTGAAAGTGATCCGAGTATTGGACTGGTCGATCGTTATTCACGATGTGGAGGGTAACAAGATATTTGATACGGAGGATGCGAATGCGTGTGTTAATGCTGGATAGCTGGGGATCGGAAGATAGTCAATTGAACTTAGAGGAGGCGAAAAGGCATGGCAACGTATAACCGAGTGATATTGGTAGGTAGATTGACGAGAGATGTGGAACTCAAGAACACCAACAGTGGGACTGCGGTATCGAGCTTTACCCTGGCTGTGAACAGAATGCCAACAAAGAACAACGCTGAACCGGGCGCGGACTTTCCCAGGATAGTCACATTTGGAAAGACTGCGGAGTTCGCAAGCAATTACCTGGGTAAGGGGAGCTTGATTCTCGTAGAGGGCAGGCTCCAAACGGGAAAATACGAGAAAAGCGATGGCACCACTCAGTATACGACCGATGTGGTAGCGGATAGGATCATGTTCATGGAGAAAAAGAGCGACAACCGCACGGATCAGCAACCGTATACACCAGATGAGGTTCAGTATCCAGAACCAGAGGTCAACGACGCAACAGGCGATGATAACGTGCCATTCTGAGGAGGGGGACATGAAAAAGAGGACGCTTAAGGATCTGATGATGGAGCACCCGATTACAACGTTACGATTGGCTATAAGAACTGCAAAGGATCAATACAGCGACTATGTGAGCAAAGATCCTGCGGAGAAAATCCGAATCCTGGAAACGATCTTGCACCAATGAACGTAGAGGACATTATCCGCTATTTGCAGAGCTACAAAGGGTACCTTCAGGCTTTCCTGGGGTATCCTGTTCTGCTTATGCTCCATCCCGAGGGTATCCGGCACAAGATCGCCACAGGCCAATTTCGGACAGATGATATTCTGGTCGATCGGACTGCGCATATTCCCGTTCTGTCTCAACAGGTGCGAGCTGGGTATGTGATTCGGATCGTGGACGGATGGATGCAATTACTGGATGATGTGGAGAGAGAGGTGATCTTCCGGCGGTATATCGATCACGAGTTCGAGAGGCCAAAGACCGAATGGGAGAAGATGATATTCAAGCGCAGGGAGAAGATGATCTATAAAACCCTTACATACAGACGGATTGAAAAGATGATGGGTGTATCGGATATGACAGTTAAAGCCATTGCCATGCGAGCGCTTGATAAGATCTTGAAAGTTGTTGAAAGCTGAATTTGAATACAAGAGAGAATTGGCGAGAAAATGTGAGAACATTAGTTATCACGAGATAAGGGCTTACAGTAAAGAGCAAACGCGGATAAAGGCAGATATTCGGGTTTGTTCTTTTTTTGTGGATGGTCTATAATAGAGTTGTAAGAGAGAGGTAGACAACAAAGGAGGTGGCGGACATGATGGTAACGGTGGCGAAGAGAGGGTATAAGGCAATTGCAAGGATCGATGTGGACAGACTGGTTGTGGAAGCGGGTACCAATGCGGAATGGGTGAACAACGACGAATACGGCGAAAGATGGGAGCAAAAAGCCATCCTTGACGGCAAGTATGAGGCAACGATGGAGTTTTATTTTACGACTGATGAGCTAGAGGCATTGAAAGAGGAATACGAGCAGGAATATTTGGAAGCGGATCAGTACCCCTGGGACGATGACCACATTGCAGCGGTATATTGCGATGAGTATGTTCCTGGCGCCGCTGAGACGTTAGAACAGGTGATGATTGGTCTTGCCTTGGATGAGATCCATGATCTGGACATTGACTGGACGGATCATTACCCTGTGATGCGAGATGGCAAGATGATTGCGCTGATGATTGCGCTTTGGAATGGTCTTTTCCCCTGGTAGCTCATCCGCAAGGGTGGGCCTCCATAAGAATCAAACAGAAAAGGAGGCGTACATGAAAAAATACTTTTATCCAAACGAAGTTTGCTCAATACTACACATTGGAATGCAAAAGCTACGAGACTGGCGCATGGACGGGATCCTAGTGCCGGATTATCTTGAGAACTTCTATTCCATTGAAGCGATCAGAAGATTCTTGACATTCACGAGCCGATTTGAAGGTAAGCCAGTTCAAGAGATTGACAGCAAGGTGCTGGAAGGCGCTACCATGGATGAGTTAAAGTCATTCGGACTGGAATGGTCCCGATTTTTGCCGGTCATAGACGGAGATGGAACCATGTTGGCTTTGTGGGACACCGAAAAGCAAGACGCCCTGTGGGGCTATGCTCCAGTCAACGAATACGAGGCTGTCATTATCCGGGACGGTTATGTGGAGTATGAAGTGTATCCAGCAGGTCCCAACCGAGAAATCAGACAAAGGAGGCGATGTTATGGGAATCGGTATTACCCCGAGGGCATACAGCGAGAAACTGAAGATTGACCAAAGAGCACTCGGATGGCTGATCCAGTTTTTTGAGATTGAACCGATCGCAACACTTGGAAGATCGAGGCTGTTTGATGAGAAGGATCTTGACATGATGATGGAACGGCTCAAAAAAGCAAAAGAAAACACACACAGTTGACAACTTGGCACTTTTGTGGTATTATTGGTATAGTTCGAGAATAGTCAGAAAATGATAATTTCAACGCCCGTAAGGGCGTTTTTTTTATATCAAAACGCAGTATAGGAGCGCCCTTCGGGGCGCTTTTTTGTTGCTTGCTTAAAGGAGGTGGTTCGTATGAATGAGGCAGGCAGAAAGAGTATGTACGACCCGGAAATGCTGCCCGCCGTTGAAATGTGGGCAAGAGCGGGATTGACAGAAGCGGAGATAGCTACAAAGCTCAACATATCCCCACGCACACTTGCAAACTGGAAGAACAAGCACGTGCAATTCTTGCAAGCCTTAAAAACAAACAAAGACGTTGCCGACGCGAAGGTGGTTCAAGCGCTGTATAAGAACGCTTTGGGCGGCGATACGACTGCGATGATATTCTGGCTCAAGAATCGCCAACCACATGATTGGAGAGACAAGAGGGATCTTGGACTTGAAACGAACGAGAACAAGGATCTTTCCATAATCGTGAAGGTGGTCAAATGAGCGCTGCTATAGAAATGAACGCTGTATATGAACCTTTACTGAACAGCAAAAACCGCTATGAACTGATCTATGGTGGCGCGGGTTCTGGAAAAAGCCACTTTGCGGCACAAAAAATCGTGCTTAAAAGCGTGCAAGGTAAAGGCCGAAAGTGGTTGGTGGCACGCAAAGTTGGCAGGACGAATCGCCACAGCACATTTGCGCTTATACGGGAAGTGATTGACCATTGTGGTCTGACTGATTTTTTCAAGGTGAATAAGACTGACATGGAAATGACCCTTCCGGGCAATAACACTCAGATCATCTTTGTTGGGCTTGACGACGTGAGCAAGCTTAAATCCATAGCCGGTATAACCAACATATGGCTCGAAGAAGCGTATGAAGCTTCCCCAGACGACTTCAAACAGCTCGATTTAAGGCTTCGCGGGATCTCAAAACATCCAAAGCAAATGATCCTCACCTTCAACCCTGTCAGCGCCCTATCGTGGATCAAGAAACGGTTCTTCGATACTCCCGATGACCAAACGACCATTCTCAAAACAACCTACAAAGACAACCGTTTCATTGACGACGAGTATCGTGCTGTAATCGAGAACCTCAAGGATCAAGATCCTGTGTTTTATTCTGTGTACGGTCTGGGTGATTGGGGAGTGTTGGGCAACCAGATATTCACCAACTATGAGGTAAGGGATTTTGATCCGAGATTGGAAGGCGACGTTTGCTACGGGTTGGATTTCGGGTTCAACAACCCAAGCGCTTTGGTGCGTGTATGCAACCGCGATGAGGAAATATACCTCTACGAAGAACTATACGCTTCTAAACTGACCAACACCGAGTTGATAGGAGAGTTGGATAAGATTCAAGGGCTAAGAGATCACATCATTTACGCTGACGCTGCAGAACCAGCAAGGATCCAAGAGATTAGCCAGGCGGGATACAACATTGTAGCGGCCTCGAAGGATGTGAAAAAAGGTATTGACAAGGTGAAGAGCCACAAGCTCCATGTCCATCCAGACAGTGCCAACATGATCAAAGAAATCCAAGGCTACACATGGAGAAAAGACAAAGACGGGAACCCGACGGATGAACCGGTCAAGTTTGCAGACCACGCGATGGATGCGATGCGGTACGCGATCTACAGCCACAGCAGAGCGGTGGTAGGTTCTACATCCATCGACATATTGTGAGGTGAGAGATGGCGAACTACAAAGAACTGATGAACGTGTTCTACGGAGAATACTCAGAAGACTACTGCAAAAGAAACGGCCTTTTTGTTGCCTACAACAGCGAAAAGCAAGTGATCGCAAAGACCAAACAGATTGTGGCTTACGCTCAAGACCTGATCGCTGTTGATCTCGGTTTCATCTTTGGGTCTTGGGAAACGATCAACGAGGAATTAGAAGATGAGAACGAAGCCAATCCAGCGGTTATCAACACGCTCCAGAACATACTAAATGCCAACGAATGGGCCGATCTCAAAAGGCTTTTCGTATTTCAAGGGATGGTGCTTGGCACAACCGCGATGCGGGTAGGCCGGGATGCCGAAGGGAACGTCAAAATGGACGTTGTGGATCTTACGAGATCGGATCTTGTTCCCATCTATGGTGATGACGAGGAGATCGAAGGTTGGAAGATGACCACGAAGATCAAGACCCAAGAAAACGATCAGATCATCTACAAGGATCTTGTGGAAATCTTTACTGCTGACGAGTACAGACGGGAGCTTGAAGGATCCCCGGTCATGGTCGTGGCGAATCAGTACGATAAGCCGTGGCTGTTTGTGGCGGTCAATTCAAAGCGGTTCGATCCGAGGTTCGAGTCTTGGCAAGGAACGCCTGAGTGGGATACTGTTCAAGAGCTGATCGATGAGATCAATTCGATACATAGCAGGATCAGTCGGATCGAGGACATCTACGCCAATCCAAGGTTTCTGGTTTCAGGAGCGAACGAGGCACAGCTCAAGAACCGGGATAACGTGTGGTTTGCTCCAACGGGCGGGGATATACGGATCTTGGAGTATCAAGGAAACGTGATGGGTACGATGCTTCAAAGGATCGAGCTTCTTGAACGCACCCTGAAGGGAAAGACCCCAGAATATATGTTTCAGGACATAGGCGCTCAGGGATCAGGTTATGCGTTGAGACTTCGACTTCAATCGTTGGAAAAGAAGATCGCGCAGCTCAAGAACGCATACTTCCCTGTATTTGAGGATCTCTTTTCCCTTTTGTACGAGATGGAAACCGGCATCAAAAAGACCTTTTCTTACCAGACGGACTATATTGTACCCAAAGACACCGAGAACCTTCTCAAAGAGCTTGCTACCCTGTATGGGATGGGAATCGTATCCCTGAGAACCATAGCAGAGGAAATGGGCTATAACTATGATCAGGAGGTGGAACGGCTTGACAACGAATACGGTGCTGAGGCTCGAACGCGAGATGATCAGGAAGATGATGACGTTGCAGAGCCGGTTTATCCGTGACCTCGAAACGCTGCTTGCTTCCGGGCACGACCCAAGAGTAAAGACGATCGAAGCAAAGCTCGAACGCGCAAGGAACCGGCTTGACGATCTCATGGTTGGTTTTGAAAAGGAATACGCAAAGGCCCTGAACAGGGCGTACAGAGAAGGCGTAACCAGAGTCGCGAAGGAATTGAAAACAGCCGCCAATTTCAACGCGGTTAGCGCGAGAGAGATCGAACGGTTGAGGATCGCGGGTTTGCAGTTCATGGAGAACTACCGAGACGACATGATCCGAAGGATCAAGACCGAATTGTATCTGTCATTTATGAACGGAGAATCATATTTGGACGCATACGAACGGATCAGGCCGTTAGGGAACAACAGAGCAAGGCCGAAGGTGATGATCAGGGATCAGATGGCGAGAACCTATCAATCCGGGATCATTGAGGGATATGGAGCTGCCGGAAATCCGCAGGACTACGACTATTACTGGACCGGGCCGGAAGATGAACGAACAACAGATATTTGCGAAGATCGAAAAAGAGGAAACCCATACAGTTGGGATGATGTGAAAGAACTCGAAACCCACCCACACATTCAATGTAGGCACAGGTGGGTGGCAAAACCAAATGTAGCATAAGAAGGAGGAATCAAAATGGCAGAAGAAAAAGTCGAGAACACACAAGCAGAAGCCACAGACAATAACACACCAGACATAGTCGAGAAAAAGGAACTGACGCCTGATGATCTACAGGCGAGGTTGGAAGAGCAACGCGAAGCCTTAAGACGTGATGCAGACAGAAGAGTTGCGGAAGCCAACAAGAAATGGGAACGCGAGAAGGCCGAGTTTATGAAGAAGCTCGAACTGGATCGCATGAGTGAAGAAGATCGGGTGAAAGCGGTTGCCGAAGAGAAGGCCAGAGAGTTGCAGGAGAAGGAATCGGAGATCAAGCAGAGAGAAATGGATTTTGAAACGGTTAGGATCCTTGCCGAGAAAAAGTTGCCGACCAAGCTG